AAGCTCGCTGATCTGAGCTTCATACTTCTCCGCCGTCGAGGATCTCCCCCTGGAGTACCCCCAGAACGCAGACGCTATCAAAGCGCCAATGATGACGCCGGTAATGACTAGCCCCCTTTTCCCCATACTTGCCTCTATAAAAACTCAATCAGCTTCTTGAAGAGCTACCCAAAAGGGAGCCCCTGCCCTCTGCAACCTTGCTATAATGCTTCGCGTGAGGTTTATTTCCTTACCGTGGTTTTATCAAATCAGTCGATTGGCCTCCCCGGAAGAGCACACGCTTTCCCGGGGCTTTTTTATATCATCAGGCAAACCTGGGCCATTAATATAGCTATAATGGCTGGGACGAGAACTTTCTCCTTTTTGCCCTACGTCCTCGCTTCTCGTCATCCCCCGGCTTTTGCCGGGGGTTTCTGTTTTCGGTTATTTCAAAGCAAGCACGATTTGAACAATCGTATAGACAAGCCCTGTAGCACCAGCAAACGCAAGAGCTGAATACTTAACCCCAGTGGCTACGCCTCTGAAAAATGCCTCTTTAAGTTCCATATCTCTCATACGCTGCCCCAAATTTTCATTGCGCTTGATATAATTTTTCATGTAGATGTGGTCCATCTATGTGTAACGTTTCTTAAGTCTCTGTTATGATTCGTTCCATCCCCGGAAGAGTTGCCGCTCTTGCCGGGGATTTTTACAGAGATCGGATAAAACCGATGACGCCCAGCACACCCCCAATAACGGCGCAGGCGACCAGCACGAGTTCTTTCCAGAAGTGAAAACGCTCCTTTTTGTATTCGCTGATAGCCGCTTGCTGAGCCTGTTTCAACTTCTGTTCATCCATAAAAGCCTCTAGCTTATCTATTCTTTCTTTGGTATCATCTCTCACGTACAGACCTCATATGTACACATTGCTCAGTCCCCGAAAGAGCTGCAACTCTTCCGGGGATTTCTTTTAACTGAGGAAGAGCTCCTTCTCTGCCTCTCGTCTCCTTACCAACCCCGGAAGCTCCCCCCCTCCCGCTCGCGCCCAACGCTTGAATTCATACCCCGCATTAATTACCTTGCCGGCATTAAAAAGTTTGAGGAGAGTAGATCTGCGGAGTGCCCCAGCGCCACAGTTGTATGCAAAATCCAACAAAGCGATGAACTGCCCTTGCGTTACCGCGACCCTGACAGATCGGGACAGCACATCACGAAGACGGTAAAGCTCAGACTCCAGAAGCTCGTCTGCCTCCTCTTGAGTAATCTTTATGTTCCTGATGACAGGGTTCCCAGATGCCAGGCGTGTAGAGCCATAACCCACAGTCCATACCCCCGCAGGATCCCGGTAGGAAGCCAGCCGGCACCCCTCGTTCGACTTAATGAAGGGAACCGCAATCGCCGGGTCCCACACCGAAAATTCTTTCTTTTCAGCCATGATCTCTCCTTATTTTGTCAGCCAAAGGACAAGAACTGCTGTCACGACTGGGGCAATAAACGCCCTGACAATCCCGAGCAAGAACTCTCTTCTTTCCTTTTGTTTCTCTTCAAATTCGGCCCGCACACGCCTTTCAATTTCCTGCTCTTTCTGCATATCCATAAGCACACCAACCTCTTGCTTTAGTTTTTGAATTTCAGCTATACTGGCGTTGTGCAGAAGTTCCTGTGTGTAAAGTGGGATAAAAAAAGCCCTCGGGAGTTCGTTCCTCTCGAGGGTTTTCGTTTGATGGGGAGGGGCCCCTATCCTTCTATTTGTCTCTGTGCTGCCGGTGAATCTCTCCCCCGCTCACCACATCTGACGCCATCGCCTCTGACCGCTCTTCCATCGCTTTCAGCATCTTGCGGACCGGTGCCGGGATGATTGATCCATACCCCATGCGCTCAATGTTTTCCAAGATACTGCCAAAGTCGTTCAGGCAGAAAGCAAAGACCGCCGCATCCCTAACACTGACGAAGGGTATAACCGAAGTGATATCCAGCCCATGGCAAAGCGCCACGAGGCTCAGCATGACGATCTTTTTGGTGATGCCAAGGAACCCCGTACGGGAATTCCACTGCCCGGTCTTCATCGCGGCATAAGTACCGCTCAAATAGTCGGCTACGATAAAAACAAACAGCCATTCAATCGCGTCATCGATCGGGCCAAAAAGAAAGGAGCACAAGGCTCCCAGAATCCCGCCAACTGCTAAAAGTACACGGGAAGAGAAGTCGGGGATCAGATCTAGCATAGCGCCTAGCAGAAAGTATTGAACGTTTTCGGATAAAGAGATAAACTTGAAGACAAGGAACAGGGTTAGGCTCCCACTACGGCGTGGTGTAACGTTATGGTACAAACCATCCTGCTCTGGGGGGATAAACACCACGATAATTCCTGTGAATCCACGGCAGGAACTCGTAAGGATTACCCCCCATTTCTTTTATACGATCCGGATACCGACTATTTCATAAGTCCACTTCAAATTACTCTCATCTTTTGTCGGTATTAGCTTTCTTATATTTTCAAAACTTTCCCCTTTACTCTTAATCATTTCCTTTTTTGTTTCCCAGTTCTTTTGTTTTGAAGTAATCAAAGAGTAAACGCTTAATCCTCCGTTATGCGTGGCTTTTATATCCACCATAATATGCAAGGGTTTTTCGCCCCTGATCGGCAATTCATAATTCGCATAGCAAAATGCGGTTTTCTCTAAAACATCTTTTCCTTTCTCCTTATGGAAGTTTTTTTGCCATCCCGAAAAATCCCCCTTTTTGAAAATTTTCGGCAATAACCCAATCACAAGAATGTAATCCCTACATTCGCTAACTGCCGCTTCTTTCCCTCTTCTAGAAGCCAACCGTATTACGCCTCTAAGTTCGTTGTACAAACTCACTCCTAGTTTTACGTTCTGTTCGCCAACCTCCGGTAATTTCGCAGGCAAGATTCCTCTCATTGATTGACAATATTTCTGTAACACTTTACCTGGATCCTTACCCAATCCAAGATCCTGATTGGCAATCCTCGCGCTGTTTTTTATTTGCTCGTTGGTTATGGGTTCAGCTGGAATCGATGCCTTCTCAATTTTTAAATTTTTATCTTCTTCTACAGATTCTGAGTTCGTTTCCACTTTAGGCCGGGTAATTGGGGAATCTCTCTTCCCACTCCCGCTCACAAATTGCCCAGTTCTCTCGGAATGGCGACACCCATTGGCGTCCTCAGTGGCGTCCGCCACAGACACAAAGCGATAGATATCCACGAAACGGAACATTTTCATTGGCGCAAGTCCCCTTCATCTGCGCTGTGATTTCTTTGCGGACATGATCAATTAACCGAGGCTGGCCATAATGGCCATTGCTTCCTTTCTTGAGGCCGCAAGGATAGCCATCGGCTCTCCTCCAGATACGTCTGCAGAAACAGGGGTACCTTTTTGCAGGGTAATAGGAATTTCCTGAATCTGACCGCCACCACTTGCGAACAACTTCAGCCCGTTGATTGCATTAAATGCATTATCTGTAACGTTGCACAGCAGCGAGGTAGTTCCTTCGACTACAGCCGTACCGGCTTCTTCGCCTCCGGAGAGTGACGGAGAGACTACCCGCAGCACATGGTCGCTTGCATTCCTCGAATACAGAACCGCATAGCTTTCAGGCATAAAGCTACTTATCAGCCGAGCGTCTTCCGCCTCAATGGTGAGGTCTTTATCAATATCCAGGGTCGCTGTTGTTGAGCCGATATTCTCTCCATTCACGATGAGATTCCCACAGACATACTTGCTGTTGTCGGTGGCGGAAACGGCTACCTCAAATTGAATAGGGGTGCCGTGCGGCAAATGCCAATCGAAATCAACATATCCATCACTAGCTATATCATTAGAACGCATGGAGCTGTTTATGCCCGACCTAATTTTGGGGGTCGCCCGGATCACCTGGTTTTCCGTCGGTTTGATCCTGACCTTTGGATACATGGCGGCACTCCCGCCCCCCCACCTGGATCGCCGAGATCGCTGCCGCCATGCCTGAGGGCTTATAGATCGCCGTGCTTCCGTTCTTCGCTCGGATAGCGTTCGCAATCGCTGTGTAATACTTCGGATCTGTCAGAACTTTCGTCATGGTTTAATACCCCGCCGCATCGCCGTCAGTGATCGCGGAAATCGCTGTAGTAATCGCTGCGTCCGCTTCAGACTTGGTGTAGTAGTTAGAGAGGTCCACCGACGAGCCAGAGCCCGCGGCGGCTACTTTGCTATCAACCTCAGACTTGGTGTAGGCGTCCGTGATGCCGTAGCCCGCGAGCGTTGCCGCTTTCTTCGCGTACTCCGCAAGTGCTGAAGAGAGAGCATAGTTATCGAGCTCCGCCTCAATCGTTGACTTGCACGCAGTAAGCGCTTCTTTGACCTTTGCTTTGAGGTCTGTAAAAGTTACCGTCATAGTTACACTCCTTTGATGAATTCATCGCATGCCTCGTAAATCGAGGTCATGAATGAGTTGAAAACTTCGACTGTGGTATAGGATTCGGTGGCTATTGATGCGGCTTTCTCTGCACTCGCATTGGCTTGCGTTGCGAAGCCTTCCGCCGCTGATGCACTCACCTTGGCTTGCGTTGCGGAGCCTTCCGCCGCCGATGCACTCGCATTGGCTTGCGTTGCGGCGTCCGAAAACTGATCAATCAGAGCGGCCGCTTTGTCGGCAAGCTCTTTCGTGTAGCCTTGAAGCGGGGCAATTGCGTAACCGCCAGATGACGCTGTTGTTCCTTTATAGGCCGCCGCCAGAGTGATCTCCGTGGCTGAAACAACTTTTGAAATTTCATAGAGCAGTCCGTCCGGGCCTACAAAGCCATCGCTCCCGATTCGGACGTTGTCGACCCATGCCGTCCCAGTCCCGGTTACCGTGGTTGACCCATTCGTAACGGAACAAGTTCCCGCCTTATACCAAGCCATGTTTGTTTAACTCCAAAAAATTGCGGTAACCGCTTCAATCGTTTCTGCCGCCTGAACTTCTTCCACGAGCTTCTTCCGCTTCCCCACGGCCTCGGCTGATGCCTTTCTGTAGGCGTCCACGTGCGCCTTGACCTTGTCCATGAAGTCGTTCAGCTCAATGCCTCTGGCTGAAGCGCAGGCTGCGCACCACGGAACAAGGTCGGCGGATGGAGAGGATGAGGCAAACCATGCTTTGCATTCGTCTGCCTGCTGCTGCCAAGTGGACTGCTCATCCTCCGGGTAGCCGGATTTAAACTCGTCCAGTGCCGCGCTCATAGCTTTCGTCAGTTCCCTGACTTTGGACGCCTTAGCCGCAGAAAGTTCAGCCGCCTCATCGGCGGCCTTTTGTGCATCGGATCTGGTGTCTTCCCACGCATGCTTTGTCCAATTAAACGTGTGATACTTCGAGGGCTGAGCGGGCTTTTTCTGCCACCCCTCTCCATCCCACCAGTCACCCTGAGGATTGCCTTCCATGGCTTCGGCGCCTTCGGAGATATTCGCCTGCAGCTGTGCCGGATCGCCCCAGAAGGTCTTAAGGAGCTGTCCTGTCGCTTTATCGATAATTGCGTAGTTCATCTTTTCATCTCTTCATCTCTATTACGGCGATGGATTCGGTCTGCACTCTCGACAGGTTGTAGGGAGAAACAGATACGGAATACGTATATGTTCCCGCTGAGCCCGGGGAGTCGAAATAGGCAAACGTCAATGTGTGATCCACTCCGGTTCCGCCAGTCCACCCACCGGTGCAGTAGGTCGTGAGATACGTTCCATTCCGATAAAGCTCCGCCGATCCCCCGGCAAAGTAGGCTGAAGATGACTCATCACTGGATGTGATTCCCATCAGATAGCAGGAGAAAATGATGATCATCCTGCTGCCTGAAACGGCCGTATAAGAGATGCTTTCCCCGCTCGCCCCGGCAGTTCCCGTGACAGCTCCATCCAGAATCTTGTAGAAGTCCACGGCGTTTGAACCTATTTTCAGGTTCGTAACCGAAGCGTCCTGAATCTTCGCGTTCGTAATTGCGGCGTCACCGATTTTTACCGAAGTAATCGCCCCGTCCTGAATTTTGGCATTTGATATCGAAGCATCTGCGATTTTCGCATTCGATATCGAAGCGTCTTGGATAAGGGCGGAATCCATATAGACCTGCCCGCCGGAAACAGTGAACGGAGAGGTCACGGTTCCGCCGCTTGCCGTGCTGTTCAGGATGGCGAAAGTGTCGGCGTTCACGAGGAACTGCGACTGCACGCTTCCGGACGAGTTATCCACACCGACAGCAAAGCCTGCGGCGTAGTACTTGCCGCCGGCCGTGATGCCGGTCTTGACCGTATAGGCAGAGGACAGCGTTCCGTCAGCCTTGGCGATCGCGGTGGCGTTTGTTTCAATGTCCGCCGAGTTCTGGCTGATCTTGGCTGAAAGCTTTGTATCTAGTTCAGCCAGGGCTTCTTCATTGCTCGAGCTTGTTTTTTGGAGCTGAGTTATCGAAGCCCGGCTGCTCCATTCGTTAAGGACATCAGCCAGATCGCCTTCGGCATCCGGAGCGCGGGATATCTGGGATTCAATGCTGCTGACGATTGATTGCGCATTGTCTGCCGCGTTCTTAGCCTCGGTGGCTGTGCTTGAAGCTGTTCCAATTTCTGACATCAGATCGCCTCCCAACTGCGTGGAAGTGATTTTGTTTGTCAGATAGCCGAGAATGCCTGCGGCGTCAGTGGAGCTTGTTCCTTCCACCCCGTCCGTGGCTGATGCCGGGTAATAATCTCCCGCCAGTCCATTTTTATCAACAAGCCGAGCCCAGAAATAGAACGTCTGCCCTGATTTCAGACCCGTAAGCGTGTATTTCGCCTGCGGATACGACAGCATGGTGAGCGGTGTTGCCGCAGTGCGGTCGTTCGTTGCGCTGTACCAGATCTCCGTGTAAGAGAGGATATTCAGTCCGCTCGGGAATCCCCAGTTAAGCGTGATCCCGAAAATCTCGGGCGAAGCCGCAAGGCTCGCCGGAGAGGCGGGGGCCGCTAGCAGTCCGTCAATGGCGACCGCACCCGAAGCTTTCCAAGGGGATTTAATCCCAATGGTGTTGGTAGCCCGGATTCTGAACTGGTAGGTCCCGCTGTAGGCGTTCGTGATGTCGTACGAGCAGGAAGCCACCTGCGGAACTGTTATCCAGTCAGAGTTATCCCTCTTCCATTCAAGGATGTAATACCCGACACCACTAGCAACTTCGGGCTTCGACCACGAGAGGGTTACTGTTGTGGACGAAATGCCCTGATTGACAGTTTCATTCGATGTAATCGCAAGGTTGGAAGGGGCGGGAACAGAGCTTTCCGGGATGGATGTAATCAGCACATCCGAGAGTGGCGAACCGTAATCGACAGCTGCGTATTTCGACTGTTCATTTTGAATAGCCGCAATATCGAATGTGCAACCATCGCCTTCGGTCACGCTTACAACCCTGAAGGTCTGCGTCTGAAGATCGGAATTAACCACCGCCCAAACAGATTCCGCTTCGGGAGCCGTGGAAAATGCTGTTTTTACGGTTATCGTTGTTCCATCAACCGCAGAAACAATGCTCGATTCAGTCGTTCCCGAGGGGAGCGTGCAAATGAGCGTATCGCCCACGCTGATGCCGTCATTCTTATCCACCACCACCTGCGTGGTGGAATTGACAGCGTGCAGCCGCCCTCCAATGCGCTTGCCTGCAATCGCAGGATCAGCGATCCTGATGATCTGCCCCGGGGTCGCAATAGCCCCGTTCAATCCAACGCTGAAGGTGACGCTGCGCGTCTCACGCTGAGATGTAAGCAGCGTCCACAGGCCTAATCTGTGCGCCTGAGAACGGGAAGAGCAGGCAAAAGCGGTGATCGAGGTCGCTACAATTCCGTAGCGTGCAATCCCGTCAGCGTCCTCGACCGCTTCGACCTTGGTGTTGTACATGTCATCAGGGTCGTTATAACTAACGTAGCAGACGGTATAACGGGTCGAGCGTGCGCTGCCCTGATACTGGAATTTGCCGTCAATGACGTTCGCTGCGGTGTAGGTGTACGAAGGATCCCTGGGCATATCTGCCACAGGAATGGCACTTCCATTGCCCCAGTAGACGATCCCGCGGAATGCGGTAGCGAGGTCACTCAAAACCGCTGTGGCGTCCGCCGCCGATTGAAGGTAGCAGTTGCAGGTGAAGCGAGGCTCCGTGTTGCTTCCTACGCCGGTAGGAACGCTTTCGTCACAGTACTGCCCAATCTCGTACAACGACCACTTGTCAATGTAGCCTGCGTCCAGAACATCCCCCAGTCCATAGCGGTCGTTCGTCAGGATGTCGTAAAACACCCAAGCTGGGTTGTTGCTGTAGGCAGTTTTAAACGTTCCATCCCACGTCCCGGTATAAGTGCGTTTATCGGCGTCATAGTTTGAAGGAACGCGGATGATGCGGCCTTTCAAGTGGTAGGCGCGCGTAGGGATGGACGAAAACTGGCTGGCGTCTATCTTGATCGCGGCGAGCGCGCTCATGGGATAACGCAGTTTTGCGTCAACGATCTCGGTATAGGCCTGAACGAGGGTCGTGTCGCTGATGTAGTTTGTGCTGCTGTCCGCGGTCGAGCGGCGCACTCTGATCGTCCAGGGAGCCCCGCCGGAAGGCAGATCAATCCGGTGCGAACGGGCGTAGGCCGAGGTCGTTTTACCATCAAACGCCGAAGAAACGACCGTGGAATACGTCCCTCCATTGGAGGACAGCTCAATCGTGTAATCTACACGATATCCATTGATGTTCCCGTTCTTCTGGTTGACCTTCTGGAGTCCGGAGACCGCCAGAGTAATACGGGCAGCGTCAAGTTCCGTGTTCGTGAACGTGTGAGTCCACGGAGTGGAGGCCTTGAATTCAACACCAACAGAGGTGGTCGATTCGGACGCGGGGAATCCGGAAACGGGATCCTGATCCTGCGTCCCAGAGCGGAACTGGATGTCATAGCCCGAGAAATTCGCCGTCCCATCAGAAGACAGAACCGGAGTCTCATCAAAATAGACGGATTTCAGGCCATCCACAGGCCCGACAATCTCACCCTCAGATAGCAGATCGACAATGCGGGCGTACGAAGTGGAGTGCAGCGAGTCGCGATCTTCTTCCCCACCGGAAGATCCGCTTCCGCCCTTCTTCGCGCCTTGAATCACTCGCCAACCACCTTTGACTTTCATGCCTGATCCTCTGCGTAAATCCCTGCGGAAATAACTGCACTTCCTACCGTCATTTCGCCGTACAAGAGTGGCACTGGGCCACCCTGAGCTTGTGTATTAACAGCCCCGCTGAAGTTGTAGGACGCTCCGTTTTCGCTGCTTGAACCGCTTCCACTAACCTTCGCAACAGGGGATAAGAATTGAACCAATCCACCCATAGCAAGCGCAGCCCCCATTTGCGCCGCAACAGCGTATCCACCAGAAACTCCTAAAAAGCTTCCGGCTCCTGCCGCACCGCCTGCCGCAGCGCCGCCTCCTGCCGCACCACCTGCGGCACCTGCTGCGCCCGCAGCCGCCCCACCAGTCCACACAGCAGCGATGACAATGACGATGCCTACGAATATTTGCAGTAATCCACCACGTTTTGCACCCATGAGTACCGGGGCTATGCGGATGTCGTCATTTCCCACGGGGTAGCGGAACTGCTTTGTGTCTTTTAAGTTTTCCTTGCCTACCCAGATCCCATACCCAATGCCGCGATCCTTCGAGGTCATCAGTTCCTGCTCGAACCCCGGGCAGACAACACGCAGGGCCCGAATGGCTTCTTGAACAGATGAAACGGCGAGCCTGTGAACTCGTCCAAATTTCCGTCCAAGACTTCCATAGAGCCTGATTGTGCGAAGCTTTTCACTCATTTCTATACCTGATGATTAAGCGCGTGTGTTCCGCCCAGTAGCCGCCGTAAATCACTCTCTCGCTCAAATGCCCGTACATATGGTGAAGCATGCAGTTGTGAACCGGGTAGAGCGTTGGATCTTCCTTGAGCCCATGCTCGCCCAGAAAGATGCCGGCATGGTTGACTACCGGGGCCCGAATCTGCATGAGAATGAGATCACCGTAGTCGAGGTGTTCGTCATCCCGGAGGGCGGAAAATCCCGCGTCACGGAAATTCTCCATGTACAAGTCCTGCCCTTTATTCCACCATTCGTCCTTGCGCAGGAAGTCCGGCAGTTCAATGCCTAATTCCCTCTGGTAGAAATCCTTGACAAGGCCGTAGCAGTCAAGCGTTCCGTGGTAGAACATCCGTCCAACGAGCGGAGCCTTGTAGCCCGAGGGCTTCGTCATAGTGATCGTTCCCGCGCCCTCTTTTGACACGAAGCAGATCAGCCACGGAAGCCCTGAGGATTCAATTCCCACAAGATCGGCTTCGGAGGGCTCAGGATTGACATCCGGATGGCTGTGAACCACTGCAATGATCTTCCCTTTGTCTTCCGCCGCCGCATAGTCCTTGGGGTCGAGGACAAAATGATCAAGGTCGCCCAGATTGCGGCACGGAAAGTACTTTTCCTTACGCCCCACAGCAACCACAAGCCCGCAGCACTCGTTAGGGTAGGCCTGCTCAGCGTGCAGCCTGATCGCCGCTTCCGTGGAAGTCTTCATGGTTAATAGGTCTTCGTGTTGGCGGCCGGGAAGCCGCCGAAGTTGATGACAGCCGCGTCTTCGGAAACACCCTGCTGAGCGGCAAAACGCTTCTTGCAGTCACTCAAGCGGCCTGGGCAAACGTCCTTAGCGGCGTCCGTCACGGAGTTTCCATCAGCGTCAAAGTACGCAGATCCGGTGTATCCGCAATATGTCCCGCGGTATCCACCCTTCAACTTCCAGCAGCACAGGTTGGCGATAATCTGCCTCGAAGGAAGCTGCCTGTTAGCGAAGTCAAGGGCTGTGGAAAGGGTGAACTCGATTTCCGTTTTGGTCTCATTCGCCTTCTGCTCGACAATCCAGACCTCGTCAGGAAGATGCTCGTCTGGATCGGCGGAGGAATTGCCTTCGGTGAAGTTTTTAGCGTCAAGGTATTTGGCGAGCGTCCTGTGGCGGACGAGCTTCACGCCCACCAGGTCGTCATAAATCACGCAAAGGGCCGAAATAATGCCCGGAATCTTATTTCCATTAGCGTCCTCGCCCACGTTGCTGATCGTGAGTGATGGCTGAGGTTGTTGGCTCTCACTTGTGCGCTCGAATCCTGTGACTTGCATTGCCCAAGGCGTATATTCCTCTCCCTGCCACCAAATCGAGCCTGATTCTGTATAAGCGTGGAAACGCAGCCTTTCCCCGCCAACATCATCCAACCTCAGTTCATACAGATCGATTAATTTGCCTGGGGAAAGCTTCTGAATGTCCGCATTAATCGTCATTTACGCTCCAAAGAACTGCGTGAATTCAACGCTCAGATTCCAAATCCGACCACCCTTAGGAGTCAATGTGTAGTCGGCGACAGTCCAAATGAGATTGGAATCAGAAAATGGAGGCTTCCAATAGAATGGATCGAATCCTTCCCGGGCATCGAGGAAGTCCTTCACTTCCTTGATTTCCTCTTCATTGCCCGAGAATTGGAGGCTCCACGTTTGAGGCAGGTTGTTCAGCCCATCTCCTACCACCTGTCTGTACCCATCTCCATACTGAGCAGAGAGAGTGCGAGGCTTCACGCTGCCCGTGGAGGATTCCAACGTGGGCTTGAAAGTAAAAGTCTCCATTTAAACCCTCCCTGCTCTCCACTTCCACAGGATTCCACCTGGGCGCATCTGATTCATCATTTCGCTCTGCACGGCAGTTCCGACAAGACGGCCTAAGGCATTGCCCATCGAAGCGTCCTGCCCTTTAGAAGTGGAAGTCTTTGGACTGCCGCTTCCATCCGAAGAGACGTTAACTACAACGTTTACCGTGCCCGCACCTGCGCTCTGAGCCACCACCCCTAGTCTTCCATTAGAGGTGCGCGAGAGAGGCATGATGGCTTCTGGGCCTGCCTCGCCCATAAGGCCTACGCCCTTAGCGAATGGGAAGAACGTAGGCTTGTTCACAACTTGATTAGCGTAAGCGTGAAGCCCCGCAGAGTGAAAGACATTTCCGTTTGCACTAGCGAAGAGCGAGCTGATTCCCGAAGCGATCGACCCAAACAGCCCGGATCCCTGCACCTGCTTGAACAGCCCGGACATCGCCGCACGGATCTGAATCCGCACGATGTCTTTGATCACGCTCGTGGCGAAATCGCTGAACCCGCCTTTGCCTGTAACACAGAAATCAACCAAGGAATCTTCCATACTAGAAAACGCATTGCTGAAAGCTTCTTTGGTCTGGTCGGCTACTTTGCGATTGGATTCGATGTAATCGTCAAGGGCGGCATTTGCGCCATTCACCCAATTTTCTTCGCCTTCCCGCAGCGTCTTCCAATGGTTGTCCCATGCCTCAACGGCCTTTTTCTGATAACCCTGAAGAGCTGCGAGCCGCTGATCATAAGCTTCCTGATCGTCTTTATTCCACGCCCCCAGAGCCGTTTGCTGGTCGCGATCGCTCTGAAGCTTCCTGCGCTCAGAACTGACCTTGTCGTCAATCCCGTTTAGCCCAGAGGCGTAGGAAAGCGCACTCGCTCCCATCCACGCGGATGCTTCTTCCCTCGAATACTGAGTTCTGGTCGTGTTGAGCGCGTCTTTCAGCGTGTTCTGATACGAGAGCAGGGCGGCCTGACGCTTCCTGATAGCGGCTGTTTCATCAGCATCGATTTTCGAGAGCTTCGCAGCTGCGGACGAGCGCACTTCCTGCATCTTCGAAGTGTTGCTCGCGATCTGCTTTTGCAGATTGATCCTGTCCCGCCCGTTCGCCTTTTCCTTTGACAGGACGGCGTTCTGCTTCTCAAGAGCCTTGATCTGCGCTTCGGTATCCTGATTGACAAGATCACGCTTCTGGCTGAAATAATCAGCCGCAGTCATCGAGCCGCTTCTATAAGCGGCATCAAGAGCGGTTGTCTGCGCCTGTATCGAGCTTCTTTCAACCCGCAGCGCATCCTGAATTTCGGACACATCGGCGCGAGTTATGTAGGGCGTTAAAGAAACACTCTTGCGAGACGATGCCTTTCGACCGCCTTTAGAGATGCTCGCCTGGTAGCGGGAGTTCTCTTTTGCTATGCGGCTCTTGTAGTCGGACTCGGAAATAAGACCATTAGCAGCCTTATACTGGGCGTTGATCGAAGCAAGATTCTTAAGATGCTCCCGGTCTTTCTTCTCTCTATCCGACAAATATTTGCCAGAGTCGGCGATAAACGCCTTAGCCGCATCATCAGCAGCCTTCTGCTTCTGTTTTTCGGCGGTTACTTCGCGCTCAGAGCCAATCTGCTTCTGAAGCTTAGAGATCTGGTCTTCCAACCATTTTTTGGCTTCAGTCTGAGCGGGGCCTAAATCAGCCAAACGCTCCTGATATTTTTTGAGAAGATCTTCGGTGGTTGAAGCCTGGGTGATGCTCGACATCGCCCGCCAAGCTTTGGACGCTTCTTCTCCAACCCACGCCCAGGCTCTCCCCAGAGCGTTCAGGTTTGCCTTGACTTCCTCAGCCCGCTCCTTCATCGCCTGAGCGTAAGATTTTTGAGCGAGAGCCGCAGCCTCTTCCTGTCGTCCCTGATCTTCTAACGCTTTGATGCGCTCGAAGGTGGAAGCGTTCAGATAGTGATACTGAGCATCGAGAGCTTGAGAAGCCTTTACGGGATCGTCAGCAAGCTTATTGAACTGAGCGATTGTGTTTTCGATGGACTGCCCCGTCACATCCTTCATGTTGACGGCAGCGGAAGCGACCAACTCAAAAGCATCGCCCGCTATCTTCGAGTTTCCGGCTAACTGAACGACAGCATCCTGAGCCGAAGAGAAACTACCGGTTGCGTTGCCTATGGAATTAACCATAGAGTTCAGCTGACTAACGGTCACTCCGGCGGCATTGCCCGTCATCGTGATAGCTGAATTCAGCTGTTCATCCCGATTTATTCCGGCATAAGCGGCGTAAGCGACCGCTCCGAGAGCGGCTGCGGCAACTGTTGCGGGGCTGACAATTCCGACAAGCGTAGACCCGAGAGCCTTAGCCGCAGGAACAACGCCGCCAAACATGTCTTTTAACTGCCCGCCCTGCTGCATCAGTACAGTGAGCGGGCGCTGCCCGGACTGGAGGCCTACGATAATATCAGTGATCTGCGCCGGGACACCGCGCATGGCGGCGGCTATTTCCTTCTGCGTCTTCCCGTATTGAGAAAACGTTGTCGTAGCCGCCTTAGCCGCAGAATTCGCGCTAATAATCTGCTGCTTGAGGTATTCCTGAACCTTGCCCGTAGTGCGGGTTTCGATCCTGTACCCAAGCATGGCATCCTTCGAAAGACCGAAAGCTTCTGCCTGCTTGACAAGGCTGTCAACGCGCTTGCGCTCAGCAGATGTCAGCTTGTTGTACTCGTCCCGGACTTCTTTAGACGCTCCCTGCAGACCCTTCATGGAGCGTTTGGCGGCGGCAACGCCTGCCTGAAATTCCGCTACGTTGACCTTTATGTCTACTCTGGCTGTTCCTACGGTTTCTTCTGCCATCACTTGCTCCGTTCGTAGATTTGGTTCAACGCCTCAGATTCAATAATTCGGATCGAGTTCATAACCCTGTCGTATTCCTCTTTCTTCAGATTCATGCGGTCTAACTCGTGGAATATAACAAGATAATTTAATCCGACAGCTCCACCAGAACCCATGATCCATTGCGTGGAGTTGTCGGCAAAAACACGAAAGGGAAGAGCGTTCTCTTCCCATAATTCGAAAGGCCTCCCGTCATCGAAAAACGCTGCGGAAAGTCCTAAATCTTTTGCGGCGATGCCTGAATCAGAATAGAACTCACGCACCGCCTCGATCAGTTTCCCTTGAGATGGGTAACGAAGGCTTTCTGATAACCCTGAAGAAGCGCAATCCCAAATCCCGGATACTCATCGCAGAGCTTTTCAACGCTTTCATTGTCGAGCGGACATTCAATATCCCATGAATCAACCACAGCAAGAACTGCGTCCGCCTCCGCTCCAACAGGGTCTTTGCGATTGTCGAAAACTGTTGCAAAGAGCGACTCGAAGGCCTTTCTCCCCATGTGCCTGAAAGTAACCTTGCACTTGAGATCAGCCCCCTGGGCGGTGAATGTCAGGTTTGCGTCAAACTTGGGATTGGCGGTTATTTTGAAAGCCATTGTCACACATCCTTATTAATTAGGAAGCAGAGTAGAAGGTGTACGGAGCGGCGAGAGCGAAAGAAAGCACAACCGTTTCGTTCGTGTTGATCGCAATCGTCGGATCGCCATCGAAACTCACATAACCCGGATAAAGCGCAACATCGCCCTGCGGAGAAACAACGCGGAGAATGCGAAGATCGCCCGCAGCGTTTGCGCTCAGCAGCGTTCTGTACCAGTCCAGTTTCGGATCGAAGTGCATCGTCAGGTCGATGGATTTCGCGCTGCGGTATGTCGGACGCTGACGCTGCATGCCCGTGCGATCCTCAAGGAACTGCCACTGCTCGAAGTTGGCATCGCCGCCGCTCTTGCTCACTTCGGTGATCTGATTGATCTGAACCCACGTTTTAACAGCAACAAGAGATCCAGTACCTTCGCCTGCAGGGTAAACGGTGGTGTCGGAAGTGTCGATATTCTCAAGCGTGGCGGCGTTTGTCGCAAAAGCGGAAACGCGGGCGGCACGCTGATTAATTCCGCTCCAATCGCTCGAGAGCAGGACGATATCGCCCATCAAGACCGTGGAAGCAACGGTGGCGACAGCGGAAGAGGCGTTCGTGATGGCGGAAATCGCCATCGAATCGCCAAAAGCCGAAGAAATGGAAACTACAGTTCCGTTAGCAAAATTCGAAGCCATGCGGCTCTCCTCTACGAAAAAAGCCGCTTAACGCGGCGAGAAACTAAAACCAAAATCCAAAATCCTGGCGAGTTCCGTAAATTCTCACGACCGAATCGTAAACAGCCGTCAACCCGCCGTATATCTCGCAATTAATGCCCGCACCCACAAGCATTTCTTCTACCTTGTGGGCGATAGTGTTCGCTTCATTCCTCGTATCAGCCCACACGCTGATCTGAATGCGTGAATGCCGTTTGTCAGGAAGCGTGTTGTCCACATACTGAACAGCGTTTCCTCCCACTTGTTGATAAACGATGAAAGGAAGATCAAAAACCTCCGGCGAAGTGTCGGGATAAACACGCTTATTCACAAGAGGCGAAAGGAGCGAATAAATTTCCTGCTCAATCGTCATTTCTTAACCTCATTCAACAGTTCCGGCAGCCTTTCCCGTCCACGCTCAATCATGGCCTTCACAGCCCTTGCGGCTGACGCTTCATAAGCCGGGCGAAGAAACGGATAAGCGGGAACATACTTAATCTTTTTCTTTGTCTTTCCGTGGCTAACAAGCCAATGTCCAAATTCAACCAGATGCCCGTGCGGGGCTTTTGTTGAGTTCCACGAGACGGAATACTGGATGTGGTTGGAATCAGAATCCTCATCCTTATAGGCGATATAAATCGCATCCCGCAGCGCACCAGACTTGGCAGCTGATTTCTTGTTTATCCCCTGCCAATTCCCGTTTCTTCCAACGCCTGGAACGTAGACTGGGGCGCGTATTTTTGCCTCTTTGCTGATAATCTTTCCGCCAGCCACAGCCATTGAGCGAGCCAAGTGAACCTTCATGTCGGGATCAGAACAGGCATCCAACAGCTTATTGACATCCGAAAAATCAGCCGTCATGTCGAAGCGATCAGCCATTGTTCATTCCCACGGCAACAACAAGGTCGGTGTATTCATGTCCCGCCATGTCCTGTATTACAGAGCGGATGTCGTAGATCGTTCCCTCGCAGACGGCCCGCATCTTCGCTGTCACGTCCGAGCGATAGCGGATGCGAATCGAGTACTGGCTGCGAGAAATGTCGCCGGACTCTGACTGATACTCGGAAGTGATCGTGCCCATGCCGGTCGGCGCCTTAATCCATGCCCAGACCGTGCAAAGATCCAACCACTCTTTCTTAGGCTGACCCCAGTCGTCTGCCTCGGAAGAGAGGTACTGGATCGTTACCCTGCGGTTGAAGTTTCCGATGGCCAAGGGCATCTCAGGCGCTCCAGTCGATGTACTTGTCGAGCCCGGCATTGGTAAGAAGCCTATCGGAGACATCGTCCGCGGTGGCATCCCTCTTCTCATATTTCAGGGCCATCACGGAAAGCGCGGCTATTTTCAGGCTCACCGGGACATCGTCAATCGTCTTGCAGACGGCGTTTTCATCGGCCGTTCCGATAACGGGACGCTTCAAATAGGTTTCAACGAGCTCGGTAGCGTCAGCGATAAGCGCCGTGATGAGTGAGTCCTCTTCAGAGGTCTCGACTCGAAGCCAAAGCTTTGTCTCCGACAGCGTAAGAATGGGTTCACTCATAACGAAACTCCATATAGAAAAGAGGGAGAGCCTCGCAGCCCTCCCTCCAGACTCAGCCGCTAATTAAGAAGCGGAAAGAACAAGCGCACCGCCAACGAAGGCGGCGGTGTTCTCGATAGCGAACGCCAGACGCTTCTCGGCGCGGATCGTGATCAGGTTGGAAGTCACGTTGTCGGCGTCCTGCTCGAACATCGCAACCTCGGTGGACATGCGGTCGTAAATGGTCGCGCCCTGGGCGGCATCGGCGGCGATGAACTGGCCCGAGGTGATCTGCGAGGACAGGATCGGGCGAAGACCCCAGAGGTTCTGCGTGTTCTCGGCGGTCGGATTGGCGAGCATATACCGGCCCTGCTTGTCCTTCTCGCCGATCAGAGCGTCGTAGTCGAGCGGGTTGAGGAAGACAACGGACGGTGTGAAGTTGGCCATGCGGAGAAGCGTGGCGGCGCGGCGCACCACATCAAGCTCGCTCGCGTTGGCGAAGTTGGCCGTGGTAAGGCCGTGGGCGGTGAAATTGCCGGTCGTGAAAATGCCGGACAGATTCTGGCCCGTGCCATCACCGGCGATCAGCTGCTTCTCAACGGCGACGTTCAGGCCGTAGGCGAGACGGTTGTTGATGTACGCGGTCACGGCGGCGGCATCGTCAGCGAGCTGGCGGGAAACGCGGACGTAGTGAGCGATCGTGCGGACCGGGGCCGTGGCGACGGAGAACGTGAAAGCGGACTCGGGCTTAGCCGCGCCTTCGGCGACTGCCGCGGCGGCGTTAGTCTCGGAGGACACCTTCAGATACTCAATGGCGTTGGAAGCGGTCGGAACGTGGGAGAACGCGCGCTCGACATCAAACGTCTGCTCGGGCGAGCCGGCAACGCCGGGGACGCGGTAGGCCGGAACGCCGTTGCCCGGGGTCGTGATGGCGGCGAGCGAAGCAGAAACGCTGCGGGTGCGGCCGGAAACAAAGTCGGCGTACAGCTTGCTGTCGGTCAAAACCGAGCCAAGAGTGGCGGCCTTCTTCTGGACCTGAGCGGGCGCTTTAGCGAGCTTCTGCTCGACTTCGAGCATGGACTTCGCCAGCTCGACCTGCTTGTCGGACAGAGCCTTGAGCTGCTCGTCACGGGCTTTGTCAGAGGCCTTGCGGTCTTCGGCGACAGCGGCCAGCTTAGCCTCGAGTTTCTCGGCGATTTCATTAAATTCGGTCATATAAGTTTCCTTTTAAAGATTGGAAATAGCGTCATTAAGACGCTTAAATGCAGCGGCATTTCTCTGATCCCGGGCGTCTCGCTCGATCTCAGCCGTCAACGCTGTCTTGACGGAAGCCACCAGACGCTTGGCCTGACGGCGGGACAGTCCCGCCGCATCCCGCAGGAAACCGTCAAAATCTCTAACAGACTGAATGCGGTCAATAGCCTCATCAATCTCATCGGCGGAAAGAACCTCGGCCACTCTCGCTTCAGGATCGGACGGGAAGGTCACGAGGCTGATCTCGGGGAGCTCGGCAACTCTATGAAGCGAGTACTTTCCATCGGTCTCTTTCATGTCCTCGGGGTCGTAGACGATACCGATGCTCATCCCGGTGATCAGCCCGTCAAGGAGAGCCCCGTGGATGTCCGAAGACTGACTGACTCTCTTGCTCAGCTCGCCCTCGACCTTCAGGCCCTTGTCGTCCTCGGCAAGGCTCAGCCACCGGCCAACAGGCACGCCCAGACGATCGTGGTTAAAGAACATGGAGGGAATGGCCCCGGACTGGATCACATCGCTGAAAGCGCCGGGGGCGATGGAGAAGCCGCGGTCGTTTCCGCTTCCGAAAACGGAGGCATAGCCCTTAAAAATCCACCTGTCTTCAGCGGTGGATGCCTGAAGATCAGCCGACAAGTTGATAAACTGCTTTTTCATGACTTGATAACCCTCCCGGAGTCGGGCGAACCGTTGTTTGCGACTTTCCCCAGGGAAGAAAGCGGAGCAAGCGCCGTCTGCGCCGTAAGCTCATCGGCCCCATCTTGCGGATCCATGTTCTCAAGGGAGCGCACTTCGTTGCGGCTCATGATTCCGTTCTGGACTGCGGTCGAATAAACGGCGAAGCGATCGGCCATCGAAGCCCGCAAAAGATTCGTCATGGAAAACTCAACTGCGTAGCGCCTTCTCTGCTGCTGAGTAAGAACCCGCTTTGAAATGGCCTGCTCGATGGAAACGACCATCGGGCGAACGACATACTTTTCGAATCCCTGAGTGATCTGGTCGATGCCATTACCCCAGGAGGCCGTAGTCCCTCCGCCGATGAGCTGCGGCGGCACGCCAAACCAGCGGCAAATCTCTTCCGTAGTGAACTGCCTTGTCTGGAGGATCTGGGACTCCTGCGGGCTCATGGCGACCTGCTTGAAGTCCATGTCGCCCTCGATGAACATGAACCGCTTGTCCCCATACTTGAACTCCCCGAGCGCGGCCATCAGGGCGGCCCGATCCTCTTTCGTGAGCTTGTGCTTGACCGCGACAATGCCGGACGGCTTGCTGGCCGTGTTGGCGAGTATTCCGCTGAACTTCTGAATGTCGAGCGACTCGTTGATCGAGTCCGTCATGAACTCGAGCTTGCTGAACCCGTGAAATCCGGTCCCGATTCCCTTAAGGTGGAGAACGGCCTCGGCCGGATAAACTATCTGCTTTCCGTCCTTGCTGTAAACGTAGATCTGAACGCCGTCTTCCGTGATCTGATCGGACATCTGATCGGCCGAAAGAGGATAAAGCGCAACGGCCTCTTTGGTCAGTTCATCCCGGTCGATAACGGCGTACGCGTTGCCGCGAAGCATCAGCTGGACGATCATCGCCCGCCAGAAATCGACGGGTGTCATATCAGCGTTCGGCGAGTCGTGCAGTAGGTTCCAAAGCCTCGTGTCGTTCGCCGCTGTCTTCTTTCCCCGGCTCTGGCGGTACACCATCAGCGGGAAAGCCGAAATGGTCGACGCCATCATGTCTACGCACGCATAGACGGTAGCGAGCTGCAGCGCCCTGTCGGGGGAAACCACGCCTGTAGACGGCGACACGACCGGAACGCCCATCTGCTCTCCCGAGTGGTCGCTTAACGCCCCGCCCCAGAAGCGCAGATTCCTAACAAATCTCCGAATGTTCATATAACCGCCATCTCAGCGAAATTAGAAAAATCCTCTGACTGTTCTTCGCTCTCGACATATCTGCTGAGAGCGATGATTAGCGCGACCGCGCCGTCTATCTTGTTTTCCGGCCTTTCTTTCCTCGGGTAAATGTTGTCTTTGGCGTCAAGGTGAGCCACAACGTTGCAAAGCATCCAGTCGAGGCACGGGTTGGCGTCGTGGTGAATGCGCCCCTCAAGCACGAGGGATTCAAGCAGCTTCATGGGCTCCGAGAGGTTCTGAACCGTCTGCCGCACCTCGACCATCGGGGCGCCGCCGTCCGACAATTCGTTTGCGAGCTGAGTCGCCTGCCACGGGTCGTAAGACACGGCTGAAACCGCAAACCTAGAACAGTCTTCCCTTATGGAGTCTTCAACCGCTCCAAAGGAAGTGGTGAATCCCGGCGTGGCGGTGAGGAACCCCAGTTCGCTCCACCCCGCGTACTGCGAATTGGCGGAGCTCTTGATCGCCTCTTCCGGCAGGAAGTAATCCCCGAAAACGAAATAATGGGGGACAGAGTCAACGTACCGCCTGAAGACCTTGACCTTGGCGCATATATCCTTGCGAGTGGCCAGATCAAGCCCCACCACACATTCGTCATCCTCGAAGTCCGAGGGGTCGAGCGAGGAGCCGCCCAGGGCTCTCCACTTCTCCATATCCATCCAGGCGGTGTCGGCGCTCACCCAGACGTTCAGGTGCTTCGTTTTGAAGTTGTTAGACGCCGAGAGAACGGCGACAGCCTTCTTCTGCAGCGACTTCAGAACCTCCGGCCTGACGCTTATTCCCCAGTTGGGATTGGCCTTGATAAGGGCCGCCTCGCTCTTCCAGTCGTCGTCCTTGTCTATCGAGTAAATGATTCCGAACTGGGAGGGATCATTCGCCGAGCGGTCGAGAATTTTCGTCACCACCGAACGGACTTCGTAGCAGATTCCGGAAGTGTCGCTGCCCGCCGTGGTGATCACCCACATCAGGCTGTTTCTTCTTTTTCCGAGGGACGTCTCGACCACGTCGTAGACGTCGCGCCGCTTGTGGGCGTGCAGCTCGTCGACCACGGCCAGATGCGTGTTCAAGCCGTCAAGGGTCGAACCCTCAGCCGATTTCGCCTGAAAGGTGGAATTTGTCTTCGGGACATAGAGGGCGTGGGCCAAAACCTCAAGCCCGAAATGCGAACGCAGATCCCGGTTGTCCTGCGCCATGCGCTTGGCGTCGCCGAAAACAATTCCGGCCTGGTCTCTAGTCGTGGCGAAAGAATAAACCTCGGCGCCCGGCTCTCCGTCCGCCAGGAGGCAGTAAAGAGCGACGCCCGAACTCAGCAGACTCTTTCCGTTTCCTCTGGGGACCTCGATATAGACCCGCCTAAACCTTCGGCCGCCGTCCGATGTCCTTCTCCAACCGAAAACCGTGGTCAAAATCCAGCACTGCCACGGCTCAAGGCGTATGCGCTGACCGGCGAGTTCGCCCTTCGTATGCTGCAGGTACTCGATAAACCTGCAGATCCGGGCGGCCATGCGCTCATCAAAGTAGTAGGGGCTGTTTTCCCCCGAATACAGCTCCAAATCGTCATTTTGGCGGGAAATGGCCTTTTTCACCCATTCACAGGCCGCAATTTCACCGGAAATCACCTTTTTTCCGTAGTTTTCGGCTATTTTGAGGTAATTTCTATTCGAAGGCATTAAAAACGTTCGGCTTTTCCGGCTCCTCCCGCGCGGGCGCACGCATACGCGCGAGGGGCGTAAAGCCCAACTCCTTTTCCAGTTTCAGCATCGCCGAGTCGATCTGCATCATGATCGTGAACTCCGGGGAAACTTTCCTGTTTCCCTTATCGTCGATCTCTATCAGATGGTCTTCCCGGGAGTCTTCGACCTTGCGGGCCACCTTTCTATAAAGGGCGTAGTACCGGCACCACCGCTCAAGCGTCTTCAAATCGCTTTTCTGAAGCCCCAGAGGAGCTATTTCGCTCAGCGCGTCCGTCCAGGCCTTCTTCGCGTCCGCCGTGAGCCCCGAGGAGGGATTGATGGCGACGACATCGCCCTGCTTTTTGCTATCGTCGACAACGGTCAGCGAATTTGTCGCGTCATAAACCCTGTCCGAAACGCTTCTGGCGCTCGAATGGACGCCTTTCGCGCGTTTCTCGGCATCAGATAGTCTTCGTGCGGGCATAAAAGTGCAGGTATTGATGTTCGTGCGCAAAAATTCGACTGGTCTGCCCGGTCTTCAAACCCGATCAGACCCTTGGCGGAAAAGACCCCTACCCGTGCCGCTTGCGGATACTGTTTCCAAACCCGCCGTCCTCGCTGGCAGTCTTACGGCTGTGGCATTCGTGGCAAAGCGACTGGAGGTTGTCGACGCTCCAAAACAGGGCCTGGTCTCCTTTGTGCGGCCGGATGTGGTCTACGTCCGTGGCGGGCGTTATCTTGTGCTGCTTCAGGCATTCCTCGCACAGCGGATGCGCCGCGATGTACCAGTCACGAAGCTTCTTCCACCGATAGCCGTAGCCTCTGGCGCTCGAGTTACCCTTGTACCGAAGTCGACGCCGCTCGGATATGGCTTTGCGTCCAGCACGGATTTTCTCGTCCCTTGCCGCACCTTTCTCTTTGTGCTGCTCACAGTACTTGTCCGCCAGAGGTATGGCTTCCTGACAGCCTGGGTAAGCGCAAATATGGAGAAGAGGCATAAGAGAATCCAAGCAAACTCAAGGGAAAACCAGCCCGGCATAAAAAATAACCCGGTGATCTTGGAATCATCGGGCTTACGTTTCTCACGGGTGCAAAAAGGATGGCCATCGGCCACCCCTAAATATGAAACTGGCGTCTTTCGCTTACTGATATTTCATAGTTTACGCCTTATCCTCTTTGAAATCAACAGTTGTTTTATCTCTGGAGTAAAAATCGAGGATGTTCTTGAGCATCACGCTCGCGCGTCGAGTCTCCTCACAAAAACTATGCCTGTTTAATCCCAAAGCCCTTCCTAGCCTTTTTACGCGGATTCCCGGTCTAAGGTAAAGCACGCACATCATGAGGCGGTATTTTTCTGGATAAAGCGGCGAACAGAGAGCTTTTTCTACCAGTGCAGCGTCGGCAGGGTCTATCGGTTCATAGCTTTTTGAATCATCCTGATAAAAATCCTCCGGTACTCCTAAGAGAGCAATCAGTTTCGCCAGCATAGGGACATGGACCTTAGGCCTGTCTCTGTAGTATCTGGCCCAGTTAGTGAGCCGGAAATCGAGTTCCTGATCGATCACGCTTCTCTCCTGTCTGTCGGTTCTGCCTCCACCCATACCCGGATACCCTCATAGGCGTCGCTGTACTGCTTCCTGACGGTAAGGATCGACACCTTGCTGTCATCCTCCCAAGCCAGCCGATTAAGACTGTCCAGAATGATTTTGGCGACATTATCGGCGTCTGGTTTCCCGGGAGAAATCTCTTGCCGGAGCGCCGCGGCTTTCTTTGCCTTGGTCCATGAGACGGGTACCTTACAGCAGACAAGGATATCGACCGCAAAAGAGAGCGCATCTTTCCCTGTGTACTGCGTCCCGGCAATCGCCTTTCTCGCCATTGACTGGACGAAAGCGCGGTACCGTCGGTCTTCATCCGGGATATAGGTGTGACCGTTCCTCATGAACCGAGGCCGGGCGGCTCCTCTCGCTTTACCCGGCACCTGGAAGCCAAACTCAAAACTCACTTTTCTCCTCCTGCTTTTCCTTGAATTCCCTCCGGACCTCGCCCACATAGCAGGTGGAGATCCCAAATCGGTCTGCCACTACCGGGATTGGCAGCTTCATCGATGCTCGAGCGATATGCTCCCGAATCACTGCCGGGAAGCGCTTTCTGCTACCGTCAGGCAACGCCCTGAGCTGCTTGATGTACTTTCGGACATCGCTGTCAGTCTTCACCCATGAAGCATCCGGCACCAGGCGATGATCGTGGACAGAAGGACGGACTATCCCCTTTCGCTTATACGCGTCCGCGATGACGCCTATGGTGACCTTTAGCCGGGCTTCAAGGTACATAGCCGGTGCAGTCCGGCAGAGGATATCCAGAGACTTCCAGACATCTTCAGGGATGACGTCAGGGAAGATCCTCGCGCCCTTGGCGTGGGAGATGATTTCTCGTCTTGCCTCGACATAAGCCGATACCTTTTGGAAGTGCTCCTCGCACTTTTGCAGGTCTTCCAGCGGGGACATCCGCTCATCAGTCAGGACTCTGACGGCCCTATCTTTGGCTGCCTTTTCCTTGGCGTCGGCTATCTCGGCGACTCTGGCGACTGGCTGCGTGAGCGTGTGATTAATAAAACTGGCTGAGATCATGTTTACCGCCTCATCTTTTCTTCATTTCCTGATTTCGCGTTTAAACGGCCTACAAGCGTTCTCCTGAGCTTCCTCGGTTCCCCATTTATCGTTTTTCCTCGGGAAGACGCTCTGAGAGGCTCCTAGGTGCCTTTACGGGCATTTTGTGAATAACAGGGCCCCTGAGCTGGATAAAAAGCATGGTTAAATCCACCCCGGGCCTTCGGGACTCAGTGCTTCTGCCTGATGGCTCTTTGAAAGATCGATCCCCGAGAGTGACTGCGGCATCAGTTCCATCAGCCGACGTTCAGGGGAAAGGCAGAACTGCCCGGATTTCTTCTCGTACCAAAGCCTCTGCCAGACCACTTCACCGGTCTTACGCTGCTTATCAAGCTTGATAAGCGTGTCGGCTTCCTTGTCCCACCCGGCGTTCTTTGTCTGAAGGCGTGTGGCCTCGTTCTCCTTATCCCGGTTTCGGGTAACCACAGCGACGTTATCGGCCAGATTCGAGATGTCGCTTGAGCCTGAGATCTCGTATCGCCCAGGCGGTGACTTCAAGCCTTGAGAAGAGGAAGAGGGTTTCCGAAGATGAGCGACCACATGAATGTGGGTCTGGCAGTCAACCGCGATTCGCTTCAGCTGCTCCACGATATGGCGCTGAGTCTGGTACAGCTGGTCGGAGTTGTTCCCACCTGTCAGCATCATGAGGTTGTCCACAAAGACGTGAGAGCACTTCCTGCGTTCTGCTGCGAAAGCGACAGCGTCCAAAGCGTAAGCCGGGTCAATCGCTCCACGATTCCGGTAGATCCAGAATTTCCTCTCGCACCAGTCGAAGAACTTGGAGACTTTGTCAGATTCGTTCGAGTACAGGCCACGTCCGTAAGCCATGCGGATCATCTGCATGATCGTTTCTTTCGGATCCATTTCGAAAGAGAGCATACAAATCGAGTCTCCACGCATCATCATCGAAAGCGCGATCTGGCTCATCATGGCGGACTTGCCGTCACCATTCCCGCCTGCCCAGATCGTCAGCTCTCCCTTCCGGAATCGGAATTTCGGGATGATGGGACAAGGCTCTCCGACATCAAGTTCCGGATGTTCAACTTGCTCCATGATGTCGGACTGAAGACTTGCCGCCAGGATGACGTCTGGAAAGGGATTGCGCCCTGACCAAAAGCCCTGCACCTCTTCAGGTTTAATCTCAAAGTTCTGTGTAGCTGCTCCCATCGTCGTTCCTCCTAAAACGCCTCATGAACCCTTTAACCGTCCCTTCGTGCCCTTCGCTTGAGAAGATCGCCATAGCGGGACTTACTGCCAGGATGTCTTCAATGCACTCCCGCATGCGTTTGTCACCAAGCGAACCAACCGAGTAATTCTTCGAATCCTCGCCTACCGCCAGGACATGAACTTTTCGGTCACGAAGAAAAGACCAATCGATAATCTCGGCTCTGTCCGACGGAAGGACGTTCACCGTGTCCTTGGTGTAGTTCTGCCCTTCACGTTCGGTTTGGAAGAGAACAACCACGGACTCTCCAAGCTTTCGGCAATTCGCTTCGATCACCCTCATTCGTCTTGTCCCCCTCACCTGAACAGGTTCCTAAAGCCGGTTGTGTCTTCCTCACCTGGTCGGAACTCTTCTCCTCTTCTTTGACCTCCTTCCCTTCTTTGTGCTTCTTTCTCTCTCCTTACCCATGTCTGCCAGCTTTGCGTCCAGCCTTTATCTGACCTTCTGGTGGAGGAACCTCTGCCGTTCTCCCAGTAGAACCTGAAGTCAGTAAAGACTTTCTTAGGATCCAAATCAGGACGTACGGCTTCGATGTAGTCCTTCCAAGCATCCGGGATCTCGGATAGCGAGAAGCGGTGTGTCTGTGCCTCCCGCTTCGCCGCAGGCGAGGGGGGGGTAGGGGCTCTTCTTTATTCCTTTCTTTATTACTTATTTGTTTGGGTGCATCTCCTGCACTACCCTCGTGCGCCTCTTGCACTACCCCTAGTGAATCTCCTGCACCAGTCTGATGAATATCTTTCACTAGTGAATCTCCTGCACCAGTGGGAGTACATTCACTAGTAGCCACTCCCTCTAGGTTGATTGCATATCCGCTTGGTGTTGTGAACGTCCCTTTTATGACGATTTTCAAAACGCCTTGTGCCGTCAAAAGCGCAATCCGGCTTTTAACTGAGCGGGTAGACATTCCAGTTTCAGAGGCAATGCGAGTTGTCCCCGGGTTGCACAAGCCGGAGCAACTGTTTCTATGGTTTATCAGGACTTGCAAAACAGCTTTCGAAAGAGTGTCTAAATCACACCTTTCCCAAAGTGTTCTGGTGTCTTGGAGGTTGTTAAATGCCATGGCATTAGTTAAGAACGAGGCATATTGCAGTCGTTCTTATTCCCTACAGGAACGAAGGGATTGAGAATATGCGCCGGGAGCCCTGTTACCTCACTTGCTTTTTTTAGGTATTTTTGCGTGATGTAGCCCCTTTTCTTCCACATTGAAACCTGGCCAGAGCTAACGCCAATCTTTTTAGCGAGTTCACTCTGAGTACAGCCACATGCCTGCACAGCAACGTCAATGCAGTTGACGCTATCCATATCCTTCTCCACCGTCAAATAAAACCATGGCAATAGAATAGCATTTTTAGCTTTTGTTGTCTATAAAAACCGCAGAAGACTAGTTGATGTTTTTAGTTTTTGTTGATAGCTTTAAGAGCTAGGGAGGAAAAATGGAATTCAAAGACAAACTCAATCTTCTGCTTTCCAGAGAAAAGCTAAATCAGGCGGATTTGGCTCAAAAAATTGGGGTTTCACGCCAAGCTGTGCAAGTGTGGGCTTCTGGGAGGTCTGTCCCGAAAGGAACAAACTTAGCCAAGATTTGCGAGTTCTTCGGCGTATCTCCTGAATGGTTCTCTAACCAAAGCTCCGTATCCAAAGAAGAAGTGCAAGTTAAATCCTTTATCCCGGGAGAAGACACTCCACCAGAAGGGTACGTTTCAATCCCCGAGTATCAATTAACATTTTCTGCCGGGAACGGTTCTGAACCAGAATGGGAACAGACGAAGAAATCATCCGCCGCGTGGTATAAGGTCGACTACTTACGGAGTAAAGGCGTTAACCCAGCAAGATGTCGCAGAGCAAAAGTTGTCGGTGACAGTATGGAACCCCTGCTCTTTTCAGGAGACACTATCCTTTGGGAAGAAAACGTCGACCCTCATATTGGGTGCAACCGGATAGTTGATGGAAGTATCTACGTTTTGGCTGTAGACGGGGCACTTCGTATCAAAAAACTCGCCCATATAAAAAACGGCATTCGGATCATTTCCATTAACCCCGCCTATCCGCCTGAGGATTATTTCGGGGATGAAGCAGATGGAATTCGGCTTTTCGGTCGAGTCATAGAATCAAGCCATACTTTCAAATAAATTAGTCCTCTTCTTTTAAAAACCGCCTTCGGGCGGTTTTTTTGTGTCTGTTGCTCATTGTCAAAAAAAAACATCTACTTTCTTTTTCTATTTTAGTTTTTGTTGACAACAAAAGCTAAATAGGCTATAGTCATGTCATCGAACAAAGCAACAAAGGCAACTAATCAAGGAGCCCTCATGTACACCTATCGAATCAGCGTCAAATCCAACTTCGCCGAGTGCGAGCTGATCGATTAACAGGAGACAGACATGGAAAAAGACATGGCTTACAGAACCGCCGATTACGACCAGTACGAGTCTGATCTCCGTGAACGCGAAGTGACTCAGAACCTGACGGTGCATGAAGACTCCGCCCGGGAAATCTTTCTCTGGATCGCTGAAGCAGCTATTTCGCTCGCTTCCCTCTTCCTGATCACGGCCGTGCTCCTGTCCTTCTTTGGGATTCTCGAGTTCTCGATCAATTGAGGTCTGCGATGGATAAAAACGAAAAACCGCTCCGCATTACTGAAGAAGCCGCCCGGGATATGTGGGCGGCTGCATGTGGAATCGCCAAACAAGAAGTGGACTTTGATGTCGCACCGCAAGTGAACGGCTACCTTCTCAATCGGCTTAAAGAGTTACACGAACTCGCTGGTGGCGGCGTCGATGATCCTCTCGGTTTCTTTATCCGTAAGCCCGGTGAGGAGAGCCTCTTTGAGGCAAAGCAAGTAGATGGCGCCCATACGGGCAAGACCGCCAAGCTGGTAGGCGAGTCGTTTGGAAGTGAACTCCTCGTATTTCTCCTCCAGCGTGCCCCCATTACCGACCCCCGGATTCTTCAGGTGGTCGCCAAGTTTCTGATTGAACTTTTCAACGTTGAATTTTCTGCTGAAGGGAAGAACGATCGCCCCAGACTGCAGGCCGGCAACGATGATCTGGGTCACCTCGGCGGAGGTGAATGAATTTTAGTCAGACATAGCTTTTCTCCTTGTGGATGAAAGAAAGAGCGTTTTGGTGGAACCGCTCAATTCAATCTTCCTACAAGGAGATCCTCAGAACCGAGTTCTTATGCATGGCTCAAAGCCATACACAAGATCTTGCAATGAAGGTAAGTGACAGGGGTGCAATGCCCCGGACAGCATTGATCCGTAAACGGCATTACGGGGACGCTCGAGCAGACAGCCGTACGACCTGACGCGGCTAACTCCCAGAAGCTCTTCTGAGCCATATGCCAGGGGCAGTTGACCTGAGCTGGGAGGAAAAAGCCTACCGTTGTCGCTTTTCTTAAGGACACAACGGTCGGTTTTTTCAAGTTGGATCTTTATGGAGAAGCAATGAGTTACGCAACACTAATTCTTGGCGAATCCGGCACCGGCAAAACAGCGAGTCTGAGGAATCTGGATCCGTCCAGAACGCTTCTGATTCAGCCGACTAGGAAACCACTCCCATTCAAGCCCACTGGCTGGTTCGAGAGGAAATTCACCAAAAGCGGGAACAATGGCGGGAACATCTACGTCACAGATGATCCCAAGATCATTGTGGCGGCTATGAAAAAGTCTCAGGCCGACATCATCGTGGTTGATGACTGGCAGTACATCCTCGCCAACATGTATATGGCTCGGCGGGATGAGAAGTCATTCGACAAGTTCAACGCGATCGGCGGTGCCGGCTTTGATATCTGCCAGGCCGCCTCTCAGCTCGATGGAGACAAGCGCGTCTACATCCTCGCTCACACCACTACCGACGAATTCGGCAACACCAAGATCAAAACACTGGGAAAGCTCCTCGACGACAAGATCGTGGTCGAGGGCATGTTCACAACTGTTCTTCGGACTCACGTTGTGAACGGCCAGTACTACTTCAGCACCCAGAACTCAGGTTCAGACACCGTCAAGTCTCCTATGGGGATGTTCGAAACGGCAGAAATCGAGAACGACCTGGCTGCTGTCGACAAAGCTATCTGCACTTACTACGGAGTCACCAATGGCGACAAAACTAACGCTGTATCAGCTTGATGAAAGTATCCGGGAACTCTTCGAAAACCTTCCGGTTGATGAAGATACCGGTGAAATCCTCCCCGAAGCGGCCGCCCAGATCGACGCTCTTCACGAACAGTTCGAAGAGAAGATCTGCGGTATCGGTCTCTACGTCAAGGAACTCAAGGCTAACGCGGAGGCATGCAAGGAAGCGTCTGCTCAGCTTTCCGCCCGAGCCAAATCCCTCAATTCCCGCGCTGATTGGCTGAAGTCCTATGCCCTTCAGCACATGCAGCAGAACGGACTCGTCAAAGCCGAGAACCCGCTTTGCAAGGTATCGGTTGCCAAGGGTATGCCGACCGTCTCTATCTACGACGAGAAGCAGATCCCTGAGAAGTTCTACATCGTCAAGAAAGAACTCAGCAAAGCCGCAATGAAGATTGCGCTGAAGGATGGCGTTGATATCCCGGGTGCCAAGCTGGTGACCGGTCCGGCGTCTCTTCGAATCAAGTAATCCCCATTTTTAAAAGGAAAACAAATGGACTTCACTCTTAACGCGGATAGCGCCAAGGAATCTTGCCGGGCCCCCAGTGCCATCACGGAATCCGGCGCTTATATCGGTCAGTTCCATGACGCGTACTACTACACCACGAGGTCGGGTGCCGGCTTCATGGTGTTCAACTTCTTCGCGAACGACGGACGTTCCGCTCGTCTGAATATGTGCATTACGAAGCGGGATGGATCTGACTCTTTCGCTCGAGGGATTGTGGACGCGGTGATGACGGTTCTTCGTAAGCGTTCGATCTCTTCCACGCTGGGCGTCATTAAGTACTCGAACGGTAACTCTCAGGACGTTGAGCGCTTCCATGATCTCGAAGGAAAGAAGATCGGCGTGATCCTTCAGCGAGTGAATGATCCGTCTGATGAGAAGTACCCGTTCCACATGGAGCTCCTCACGCCGTTCGACGCCGACACCCGCATGAACGCCCGGGAAATTCTCGAGAAGGCTCCGGAAGCAAAGGCAGTGGACGCCCGGCTGAAGACTCTGTCGGACCGCACGCTTAAGAAGAAGTCCACAGCCGAATCGTTCGAGTCTCCCAAGCGAGATGAAGCGCCGGCACACGATACGTTCGTGAACGAAGACATCCCCTTCTAAGAAAAGATTCACCCATGACTGAAGAAAAAATCAATCACCCGGCGCACTATAACCAGCTGCCGCACGAAGTCATCGAGATCGTTGCTGATCGGGATTTCTGTTCTGGGAACGTTGTGAAGTACCTGATGCGCGCCCCATATAAGGGAAATGCAGTTGATGACCTGAAAAAGGCGCGCTGGTATCTGATATGGCTCCTGGAGCATAACTACCCGATAGGCTCGCGCGATCTTTACCATAAGGAATACAGAATGACTTGTGAAAACGCTAATGCGATCAGCGGTCCTGGAGCCAAAGAAATCTCAAAAGCAATCAAGCTTTTTGTGTCCGGATATGGGGAGGAAGCTTTGGCCGCTATAGATAAAGCAATAGATGAACAGGAGAGCGAGAAATGAGGAAGCGTTACAGAACAATCCCCCCGCTGGGGCTACTGATGGTGGATGTGAAAGAAGCCGCGGCCATGCTCTCGATTGGGGAAAGCACCGTGTGGAAAAAGGTGAAGGAAGATCCCTCGTTCCCTCGGCCCGTGCGCCTCAGCCCAAAGTGCACGAGGTTCAAGGTAGACGATATCAGGAAGTGGGTGAAATCCGTCGGTACGGGAGTCTCAGCGTGAGTTTGGGGGAGCCGCGTAAAGCTCAACAGCAATATCTTCAATATGGTATATTTTCCCTGTCCGGATTCCGGACGCGGGATTGGCGTCCCGAGCTATACGGCGAGCAATAGCAAGCCGCCGACTGTTGAAAGCGGCTTTTTTGTTGTCTCGTGCATGGGGTCGTGAAACTCGACCCCATCCGCAAGACCGGGAGCTACTCAGCAGCCACCCTCGCCCCCGCGGAGCAACTGCAGATCCGCAAGGCCATCTCGGCGCGCGCCCTACGCCCGCTTTCAGGTCGCAAAGTATGACCAGATCCGAAGCGAGGATCTTCAGACCGCTCTCGACTTCATCGCAACCTGCGAGGTAAAGCTCCCCGCGCTCGTAGATAAAAACTGCATCACGCTCTCAAGAGACGAGATGGAACGTATCAGAACCCTCGTCTACTACAAAAAATATCTCTTCCGCAGGCAGCTTGACCTTGTCTATCAGCTCCTCGTTGCTGTCCAGTCTCCAGAGGCGCCGCGCTTCTACGAAATGATGAACGAGGCAAACATGAATGAGGTCGAAAAGATCCTCGCCCACCACGACATGGCCGTAAAGGATTTGCCGTGCTATAGGTACCTGGTGGGGCTTTCGTAAGCAAATCCGCCGAGTCTCTTATTATCAAGGGACTCGGCTATTCAATAGCAGAGCGAATAGTTTCTGCAGCTTTTGAAAAGGGGATCACATCTGATAACTTCGCCTTATCTTCCTCCTCCTGCGGGGCTGGAGAAAAAATCACCTTTACCAGAGCAATTAGCAAAAGAGTGGGAACAGCAGCCGTCAAAAATAGTGTCGTAATGAAGATATGGGGCTCAACCTTAGGGAAAGTGTAAATAACCTCCGCCGCGCCAATAGCAAACCCCAAAAATAAAACAATAACAACGGCCAATCCTGCCCTAAAAAGCCAAGGTCTGCGCCCAGAATTCTCTTTTGTTCGAGTTAAACGCTCTTTCTCCAGTTCCAGGCGGCATTGGCGCAATTGGAGCTCGAGTTTTGTGTTTTCAATCTGGACTTTAGTCTGAGGGTCTGCGGTTGACGCATCGTTGGCAAGCTCAGACACCGGGGCAGACAAATCAATTCCTTTAGACTCGCCGGGCGTCATAGAAAGTATCCCAGAGTAGATAACCTCAGATTCAACGCCTGGGACGAAACTCCCAGCGCCTGCCGAAGTTTAACGGGATCCTTTATGTTCAGCTTGTCAACCAAAGCGCGGACGGCAATAGCGGGCATAATCAAATCAGCCGCGAATCTGTTTGCCGCTGCTTCTTTTGCCGGGTCGTAGCTCTTTGCACCACTGGGTAGTACCGTATTACGCTCGGCACTGCCGTGCCCCAAGCAATGATGCCCCAGTTCGTGGGCAATGGTAAACCTTTGTCTCTCAGGGATCTCTTTGGCGTTGACGTAAATCGTCCCAGTCTCTTCATTCAGATACCCAGAACGATAGCCTAGCTCTTCCCTAACCACGGTCAGACCTAATTTATTGGCAAAGAACTCTGGATTTATAGGCACTTTCATATCCCAGAACTCTTCTAAGAGAGCTTGTGGCGTATACATAATCATTTGCCCTCCCGGTAAAACCAACAAACAAATCCCAGATGTGATACTCACTATATTTTATGGCATGGCCAATCTATAAATACAGGAATCTTCTGTCAAGGTAAGGTTACTCAAGATAAGCTGAGAAACAAAACTTCCCCCAGGCCTCGTAGACCTCACGCATATCCCCCAAAGCCTGCTCCCGATCGTACGCGCACTGGTAGGACTCGTTGCGGTGATCCAAGCAGCTTTCTCTCAGATCGCGCGAGAACGGCTTGTGGGAGTATCCCTTGGCATCCTTGGCCCAAGTATTGAAAGTTGCCCGCGCGAGCCCGTGAAGGGTCACTATACGGGGTTTGCCAGTCTTCGCATGGAACTGATCGGGGTCTACCCAGCCAATCCCGTCAATTCTTTTCTGTTTATCGTGCATGCGCTTAATCAGCGCTCGGACAGAATCACGGGAAAAAGGAGAATTTCTCCCTTTGTTCACATTGGGGAAAATATAGGAATCTGGAGATCCCCCTACCCGTGGGGCTGATTCCAGTAGCTGAACGGCTTCTGGGCAAAGCGGTGTTTTGCGGTCAAAGGGAATCTTTTCGCTCTTCACCTTCATGCGGGCACGAGGGATAACGTGCAGCCACCTCCCATCATCATCCTGCTGGATTTCCCCCCATGTTGCTTCACGCGCTGTTGTGTTGCGCGCTGAAGTAAGGATCGCGAATGCAAGACAGCGGGCCGTCTGACTAACCGGGACAAGCTGCATAAGTGCCTTAAAGAAAGCCGGCATACGTTTCGGCGGCAGTGCCGGCTCGTGCCCGCCTTCCGGTCGATTTAGTGGCAGCAAATCCCCTAAACGCCCGTCCACCACCTGGCACGGGTTAACCATCGGCGGGATCATCTCCGAGCGTATTGCCCAATCAATCGCTCTTTTAGCGTCGCTAAGGATCCTTTCTGGCGTGTCAATCATGGTTCCCCACTTTTCCCCCAGGGCATCACAGAACATCTGAGGTTTCAGGTCTACAACCGGGCAGTCTCTGATTTCTTTAGGGATGTGATTCCTGAAAAAGCCATCCCAAACCAGATCGCGGGATTTTTCAGCGTTTTTCCACCTCCCCCTCTTTGTGTTGAACTCAATCCACTTCCAGATAAGTTTTTCAAAGGTTAGTGCGTCCTCCTCTTTTTGAGGTGCCGGGGATGGGCGTAGCGCGTCTCTGGCCGCTTTCTCCTGCTCAGATGGGTCAATCCCTTCCGCTATCAGTTTCCTCCATCTGAGCCCCTTCTCGAAGGCCTCAGCGAGTGACATTTCGGGATACTTCCCGAGAGTAAAGACCCGCTTCAAACCACGATCCCGAAGCAGGAAATAACGGGCATATGTCCCGTCCTTGAGCTTCCGGACTCCAACATAAAGCCCGGGGACAATCCCGCATGAAGCGTCAGCCGTCAGGGCTTTCAAACGCTTGTCAGTCATCCTGTTTGCCACGCGCAT